ACAGGTAGAATTAAAGATAAGGATTTTAACGAGATCCTAAAAGCTACTGGGGATGATAGTGCTCTATCTACTTGGTTAGTTGCAAGGGTGGTTGGTTCTAAAAAAATAAAAACCCCAATCATTAAAGTAGAAGATATCTACAAATACAAAGAATATTTTAATGTGTTTAGAAGACATAAAAATAAATATGAATTAAAGGATATAAATCAAATCAAAGATAAATCCCAACTTCAAGATTTTATCATTAAATCAATAGAATTAGGGGATGCAGAAAAAGAAGATCCATCAAAACAAAAAGGTGTTTCCAAATCAGATAAATATAATGAATTTAAATTAGCTGAGGTAAATGGGTTTGATATCTATAAAATCCCCAAAGGAAGAAAAGATTTATATAATGCTTCTTGTGAGTTAGGTTCAGGTACTCAATGGTGTACTGCTACAGGTAGAACCTCAAGTTATTATGAACAATATATAGAATCCGGGGATTTATATGTTATTATAAGTAAATCGGATCCCAAAGAAAAATACCAATTCCATTATGCAACAAATTCATTTATGGATAAAACGGATATGAGTATATTTGGGGATGGAATGCCTTATTAATTATTAGTAAATGACTCAACAAGTAAAAAATTATCTTGATTACTATATCAAAATCCAAGATAACTTCAGTTTTATTTCCCTAGGTGGTAGTTTACCATTAATGATTTATGGTAAAATTCCTTTTAGAGATATTAAAGATTTTGATATTATTAGTACTCAATATATAAGTACAAATGAAATAATACATAAAGCTTTTAACATTGAACCCAAAAACAAACCTGAATATAGTATGCTTATAACCCATGAGGGTTGTAATTTTGATTTATATTTAAACCCAAATGCCACTTATGATTATATTAGTTTTGAGGGGTATAATTTAAGATTATCACCATTGGAAGAAATAATATTTTTTAAATCAAAAAAACTTCTACAAGGGGGACAAAAAGACATTAATGATTTCCAATCTTTAATTAATAATATACAAAATGGAAAAAATAATAAAATCTGATTACTTTCAAAATTTTAAGGTAGTATCTGATCCAACAATTGAATTTCTTGTTGACCAATCATTAAATGAAAATTGGTGGGAGGTTGATGGTTGGTCTGATATGTATGGGGGTTCCATTGAAGAATTTCAAGATCAACTAAGACGTGATGCTAAAGGTTTAATAAAATATAAAGAATCTGAGATAGAACCCCCCAATCTCTCCGAAGATTATGATAATCTAATACCTATATTTGATTTCCTTGAAAAAAAAGAGAATAAAATTAACCCAATTACTTCTGGGGAACATCTGGGAGCTATCAAACCCCTCACTATATACCAAACAAAAAAAGGTTTTGGGTATAAAGACAAAAACCAGCAGTTGTATTCAGTGCCTTTTCCCGTATCCCATCGCTTAATGGAAGATGGTGAAATAGAAAGTTTTGTTGAGGAAATAAAGGATAATGGGGTGTTTGTATTTAAACCGACATATGGGGGTGATAGTGGGGTTGCATAAACTTTTCCTACCTTAAAAATAAATTTGGCTTAGCCAATCCTCTTTCGTATCTTTATATCAAATAAAACCTATGAATTTAGGTGAAAGTGTTCCTTTCTTAAAACTTAAAAATAATAAATGGGTAAAAAAATAGTAATTGTTGGGGCAGGTGTATCTGGTATTAACGCTGCTACTAAATTAGTAGACAATGGATATCCTGGAGAACTAATTTCAATTATTGATATGGGTAAGGACCCTTATAATCGCACCCCAGATGACCTAATGAAGGGTTTTCTAGGAGCTGGAGGATTTTCTGATGGTAAGCTTACTTACCATACCATGATTGGGGGTCATTTAGCAAAGTATTGTGGTGAAGAAAAGGCAATGGAATTAATGGATGAAGTTATTGAAAATTTCAAACGTTTCCACCCCAATCCTGAAGAAGTACAATGTTCCAACCCTATAGAAGAACCTGATTTTATTAAACCCTATTTTGGTTTAAGACTATTTCCTGTTTGGCATATTGGTACTGATTATTTAGCTGAAATTGGTAAGAATTGGTATGATTATTTAGTTGATAAAGGTGTTAAGTTTATTTGGAAAGCTAAAGTAGAAAACATTGATTTTGATATAAACTTAGGTTATTATTATCAATTTGATGAACAGAATATTGCAGATCGCGATCCACGATATTTCCATTATGATAAACTTATATTTGGGGTAGGAAAAAGTGGGATAGATTTTGCAAAAAGATTAATAGAGGAACATAAACTAGAAACTGAATCCAAACCAGTTCAGATAGGGGTTAGATTTGAAACACCCCAAAAACATTTCCAAAAACTAATTGATATAAGTTATGATTTCAAGTTATATCGTAAATATGAGGAGGAAGGTGTCTCATTACGTTCATTTTGCACTAACAACAATGCTGCTTATGTGGCTGTTGAAGAGACTTATGGAGATATAAGTTATAATGGACATGCTAAAAAGGATGAAGCACATCGTAATAATATGACTAATTTTGGTATTTTAATGGAAATCAAAGGTATAGATAAACCCTTTGAATGGTCAAGGGATTTAGTTTCCAAAACCCAAAGACTGGCTGAAGAAGCAGGAGACCATGCTTGGGGGCATGGGAAGTGTGGTTTATTTTATTCACCTAATATTAATACAAGACCCACTTTAACTTCAGAAGGAGGGTATGTTACTACTTTTGAAATTAATGAAGTAGGTTTAAACCAAGTAAGAGAATATTTTCAAGGTTATTTTGGATATGTAGAAGCTTTTATTGAAGATATGAAAAAAGTATTCCCAACACTAGGGGATGATTGGGGAATTTACATACCTGAAGTAAAATATCTCACCCCTGAACCAAAAGTAAATTATAGTGATTTATCCCTTGATTATTATGATGATGTATATTTTGCGGGTGATGCCCTAAGTGCACGTGGTATAACTGTAAGTGGTGCTCAAGGCATATATGTTGCTGAATCAATTTTAAATTAAAAACATGAAACTTCTTAATATACTAAAAGAATATAGTAATCAAGGTCCAACATCTCCCGAAGTATATCTTTTTGATACTACTAGGGATGAAATTACTAAAACCACTATTAAAAAAGTACAAACCATCCCCAACCTAATATATGATATGGGTGGGGGTGAAACCTCATATTATGGACAATATAATATTGTTATTATTGATAATATGGATGAAGGGGATGTTTTTGAAACTATTAATGATATGACCTCAACCCCCCAAAAGATATATATTAAATATAATTTAGAAAACCCATATTCCTTCCCCAAAGCTGATAAAATTATAGCTTCACAGGTAGTATACCATTTAAAAAATGTTGAGGGGTTTGCTAATACTATAAATAATTCATTAAAGCCTAATGGTGTGGTTGAATTTAATAGTGATATAATTGCCCCCCAAGATAAGAAATTTTTACAATTTTTAAAAGAATTAGGATTTCATACTCATAATTTTAAAGAACAAAACCAAGGAGGAGTATTACTTTTAAAAAAATCAAATCCATCAAAACAAATTGTTACCCCTTTTGATAAGGGATATAAAAAACCTAAAAGAAAATATCAATTTCAAGGGTATGATGGGGAAGTTCATACTTTCAAAAATTATAAGGGGTTAAAAAACCATTTTATAGAATATGCTGAGAATTTATTTAGTAAATATCCTTATATTTACACACAGGATTATAACTTTGGGGAACCCACTGGGGATTTTATAAAACATAGAATTGAAGATTATGACCCATGGAGAGAGGAATGGGGTAATAGCCTTGAAATACTAACTTACCACATGAAATCCGCTTATGATAAAGACCATAAACCTTTCAATATCTTCAGGAATTACAAAATCAGTCATGATCTTGATCATTAAAAATAAATTATTTTTAAACTAAAATATAATAGTATAATAGTTATGATAAAAATAGATATGTCTAAGAAATTTGAATATAAGACAATGGTATCAAATGATGCGAGGCTATATATGGCTAAAACAGATGCTGATGAGAATTTTAAACTCCACAGATGGGATGGACCTGCAATTATTCCATTGAAAAAGTCCTCACCTATGGAAAAATCCTGGTATTTATGGGGGATGAAGTATACAAAGGACGAATTTGAAGAAGAATTAAGAAATCGTAATGGTGTTCCTTTCCATAAAACAGAAGCTGGAAAACAAGCTGAACAAAGATCATGAAATTAAAAAAAATCCTTACTGAACTTTCCGATATTTTTAATTATACCAAAAAATGGGTAATAACCGGAGGGAGATATTCAGATCTAAGAGTACCAAAATCTTTTACCCTACATTTGAAGAAAGAAGGATACGAAGCGTGGGGTAAAATTTGGAGAGGGATTGCATTTGTTCTTCCAAAAAATATTAATATAAATAATCAATCTGCAATTCATAATTTTGTTTGGGAGAAAAGCAGAAAAGATTATATTTCCTTTTCCTTAGATAAAAATATTGCTAAGTCCTTTGCTGATGAGATAGGAGATTCAGATGCTATGGTAGATGCCCCCTTTGAAGAAGGGGATCATATTATGACGGGAATAATAGTTCAAAAAAGCCCCTATATTGATATTTTCCATTTTGTAAGAGATCAAATCCCAAAAGACCCACGATTTAAAAAAGTTTTACCTTATACCAATCGTGAAAAAGAGGTTTTGGCAATGATTAAGAAAGATTTTAAGTTTGAAATTATTGATACAATACCTAAAATTGATCCATGGACCAACCCGATTTAAAATCTATAATAAGAGAAGAAATGGTTAGATTTAGGTAAAATAAATAAGTTTTAATAAATAAGTTTTAATAAATAAATTATGAAGATTGGATTAACAGGGACTCAAAGCATTGGGAAGACTACATTAGTAAACGCATTAAAAGAATTACCTGAATTTAAAGATTATGAATTTAGGACTGAACGTTCTAAGTATTTAAGAGATCTTGGTATTCCTCTTAATATGCAATCCACATTGAAGGGTCAAATGGTATTCTTAGCAGAACGTGCTAGTGAACTAATACATGAAAACATTATAACAGATAGAACTGTAATTGATGTAGTTGCATTTACAGTATCTTCAGATATAATTAGTACCCAACATGCCCAAGATTTTTATCGTCTTTCCCAAGATATTATCCATGAATATGATGTCATTTTTTATATAGATCCTGAGGGTACGGAAATAGAAGATAATAATGTTAGAGAAATTGATCCATCCTATAGGGATGAAATTGATGCTAATATTAAGGCAATAATTAAAATGAATAAATCCCAAACCAATTTTTATACTTTAATAGGTACTACTGAAGAAAGGATTTCCCAAATCCAAAATTTTCTTCTTACACTGTAATTTACTCTCCTTTTTTGTATTTATAACAAAATATCCATGAACAAGTCTACTTTGAAACAACGCATTAGAGAAGAAATTATATCTATTCTATCTGAAACAACTTATAAAGTGCCTTCTGATAGAGTTGATGATATTCAACCCGGAATTAAAGATGAGGATACTGTTGAAATTATAGATGAAGATGATGATTATGAGGGTCCTACAGCAAGACAAGCAAAAAAAGGTGATTCTGTTTCAACACTAGCCAATAAGTTAGGTGAAACCAAACGTGAAATGAAACAAGTGGTAAAGGATTATAAAAAAGCAGAAGGGGAAGAAAAGCTACAATATGTAAAACGTTTGAAAGAATTAACAAGCATTAAGAAAGAATTAGAACAATTATTAGATAACCCTAAACCTGCATATCAAGACGATGCATTTTAATTTATGGGTCAACCCGATTTAAAATCTATAATAAGAGAAGAATACGTAAAATGTGCTAAAGACCCAATCCATTTTTTACGTAAGTATGGTTATATCCAACACCCCCAAAGAGGAAGAATAATATTCAACCTTTACCCATTCCAATCCAAAGTATTAAATCTTTTTCAAAGTGGAGAAGATGAAATTATATTGAAATCCCGTCAATTGGGTATTTCTACTTTGGTTGCAGGGTATATTTTATGGTTAATGAATTTTCATGCTGATAAAAATGTTCTATGTGTAGCAACAAAACAAGATACAGCAAAAAATCTAGTTACCAAAGTGAAATTTATGTGGGAAAATCTTCCATCATGGTTGAAGGTGGCACATGAAGAAAAAAATAAATTAACACTTAGATTACAAAATGGTTCTCAAGTTAAAGCTGTTGCTGCATCATCAGATGCTGGAAGATCTGAAGCTGTTACATTATTGATTATAGATGAGGCAGCTTTTATTGATCAAATTGATTCTATTTGGGCTTCTGCACAACAAACTTTGGCTACCGGAGGACAGAGTATTATATTGTCGACGCCTAATGGTACTGGTAATTTCTTCCATAAAACCTGGGTTAGAGCTAAAGAGGGAAAAAACGGATTTTTACCCATTAAGCTTCCTTGGCAAGTACACCCTGAAAGGAACCAAGCATGGAGAGATGAACAAGATGAATTATTAGGTGATCCTAGAATTGCTGCACAAGAATGTGATTGTGATTTCAGTACATCTGGGGATATTGTATTTTATAGTGAATGGATTAAATTCATTGAAGAAACAACAATTGAAGAACCAATAGAACGAAGAGGGGTAAATAATAATTTATGGATATGGGAAAGACCGGATTATTCAAGGGAATATATGGTAGTGGCAGATGTAGCAAGAGGGGATGGAAAAGATTTTTCAACAGCTCATGTAATTGATGTTGAATTAAATGCACAAGTTGCTGAATTTAAAGAACAATTACCACCAAAGGAATTTGGTTATTTCTTAGTTGGTTTAGCCTCTGAATATAATAATGCTTTATTAGCTGTAGATAATTCAAATATTGGATGGGCAACATTAGATGCAATTATTGAACGTGAATATTCTAATTTATATTATTCACCAAAAACAGATAAGTTTAATGCGCAAGATTATTTAAAAGTATATGAAGGTGGTAGTGATGTTGTACCTGGTTTTACTATGTCTATGAGATCACGACCTTTAATAATAAATAAATTTAGAGAGTTTGTAGGTGATCAAAGTGTAACAATAAAATCCAAACGATTACTTGAAGAAATGAAGGTATTTATATGGAAAAATGGTAGACCGGAAGCTCAATCAGGATATAATGATGATTTAATAATGGCTTTTGCAATAGGAATGTATTTAAGAGATACTTCATTACAGTATCGTCAACTAAGTATTGATAGAGCAAAAGCTGCTTTAGGGGGTATACAAAAAACCTCTCACACCCCAGGGGTATTTACATCACAAGTACAAAATCCATACATGATGGATATTAAAGGAAGAAATGAAGACTTCAGATGGGTTTTATAATTTAAAATAATATGGCAGATAAAAGATTATTTCCAAGACTAAAAAGATTATTTTCAACCGATGTTATTATTCGTAATGTTGGGGGTAATCAACTTAAAGTATTAGATACAAATGCTATCCAACGAAGTGGTCACCTTGAAACCAATTCTTTGGTGGATAGGTTTAATAGAATTTATACTAATTCTCAAACCTCTTTATATGGTTCACAAGTAAGTTTTAATTACCAAACTTTAAGACCACAACTTTATTCAGAATATGATTCTATGGATACAGATGCAATTATTGCTTCTGCTTTAGATATTGTAGCTGATGAATCTACTTTGAAAAGTGATATGGGTGAAGTATTATCCATAAAATCATCAGATGAAAACATCCAAAAAATATTACATAACCTATTTTATGATGTTTTAAATATTGAATTTAATTTGTGGGCATGGATTAGAAATATGTGTAAGTATGGTGATTTCTTTTTGAAATTAGAAATTGCTGAAAAATTTGGTGTTTATAATGTTATTCCTTATTCTGCTTTCCATATTGAAAGAGTAGAAGGGTTTGATGAAGAAAACCCATCAAGAGTTGTATATAGATTTTTACCTGAAGGTACATCTGCAACAAGTTATGGTTATTATAATTTACCAAATAGAACAGTTGATAATGATGATCAAAACATAATGTTTGAAAATTATGAAGTTGCTCATTTTAGGTTATTAACTGATACAAATTTCCTACCTTATGGGCGTTCTTATATTGAACCTGCTCGTAAATTATTTAAACAATACACTTTAATGGAGGATGCTATGTTAATTCATAGAATAGTAAGATCTCCTGATAGAAGAATATTTTATATTAATGTAGGTTCAATAAATCCAAATGATGTAGATGCTTTCATGGAAAAAACTATTTCCAAAATGAAACGTACCCCTTATGTTGATCCTGATACAGGGGATTATAATTTAAAATTCAATCTTCAAAATTCATTAGAAGACTTTTATATCCCAACAAGAGGAAATGATCAAACTACAAAACTTGAAACCTCTGCTGGATTAACCTATGATGGTATTAGTGATGTTGAGTATCTTCGTAATAAATTATTTGCTGCCCTAAAAGTACCCAAAGCATTTATGGGGTATGATGAGAATCTTGAAGGTAAAGCTACATTAGCTGCCCAAGACATCAGATTTGCACGTACAATTGAGAGAATTCAACGTATTATTATATCGGAACTCCACAAAATCGCCATAGTTCATTTATATGCACAAGGCATTAATGAAGAATCACTAAATAATTTTGAATTATCATTAACTACCCCTTCAATTATATATGATCAAGAAAAAATAGTATTATTAAAGGAAAAAATAGAATTAGCATCAAGTATGATGGAGGCTGGTTTATTCCCATCAGATTGGATTTATGAAAACATTTTCCACCTAAGTGAAGACCAATATGATGAATTGAGAGATTTAATTAATATGGATGCTGAAAGAAAATTTAGAACCCAACAAATACAAGAAGAAGGTAATGATCCTAAGAAAACAGGTAGATCATATGGTACTCCTCATGATTTAGCTTCATTATATGGTGAAGGGAGAATGTATTCTGATCCTGGTAATGTGCCTGATGGTTATGATAAAGATAAGGAATTGGGAAGACCTGAAGAAAAATCTTCTAACCTTAATACTCAAGATAATGCGCTTGGGAAAGATAGATTAGGGGTGGAAAGAATGAAAGGAACAGACAATAATGATTCGGATTCAATTAAACCCAAATTTAATAAATCCCCCCTAGCATTAGCTGAAAGGGATTATAAACTTAGATATAGGGATATGTTAAAAAATGCACCCCGCAATGTTAAAAAATTAATTTTTGAAGTTGGGGAACAAGGTGACTTGTTTTTAGATGAAGCAAATATTAAAGAACCCCATTTGTAGGGATATTCATATATTTATAAGAAAATAATTCCACGTGAAGATCAACCATTCGAAGTACAGAAATACAGGAATATTATTTGAACTATTAATTCGTAAAGTAACTTCTGATACTTTATCTGGAAACGATTCCCCAGCTGTAAAACTTCTTAAAAAATATTTTGTCAATTCAGAATTAGGTAAGGAGTATAAACTGTATGAAACTCTTTTTAAGAATAAAAATCTTACAGAATCCAAGGCTAATATTGTATTAACTACGGTTTTAGAGGCATCCTCTAAATTAAATAAAAAATCTCTTAAAAGAGAAAAATATAATTTAATTAAGGAGATAAAGGAGCATTATAATTTGAATGACTTATTTAAGGTGAAATTGGAAAATTATAAACCTTATGCATCCTTCTGCATTTTAATGGAATCTCATAATAGTGATAAACCAAATTCCCAACCTTCCCAATTAGTGGATATTAAGTTGAATTTATTGGAACAATTATCCCAACCCAAGGTACAGGAAGGAAAAGATGAATTACTAAGTGAATATCAAGGGTATGATAGGGATTTAAAAATCCTAACATATAAAATTCTCCTTGAAAAATTCAACTCTAAATATTCCTCTTTAAATAAAGACCAAAAAAGAATATTAAAAGAGTATATCGAAAGTATTGATAGTACTTCTCAATTAAAAGATTTCTATAATAGGGAAATTAATACTATTAGAAGAAAATTAACAGAAAATATCAAGTCTATAAAGGAGCCGGCTATTAAAATTAAATTAAATGAGGTTGTTAAAGTTTTAACTGAATTAGATAAAAAACAAACGATTAAAAATGATAACTTTGTCAATCTGCTGCAGTATCATTCTTTATTGGATGAAACGACCAAATTATTAAGTAATGGGAAATAAATATTTTTATTCTCTTACCGAAAAAATAGATAAAAATAAATACCCACAAGAATTTTTAGATAAAATTGAGGGTGAACATGGAGAAATTGATTACCAAAATGACTCTTTTGCCCCTGATTTAAGCCATTATCTAAAAACTGTGAGTACACACCCAGAGACTGGGGTTCCTGAACAAGATGTAATTTATTTAGCATCTTTCCAAAAATCATTCCATGCTCTTGAACTAGCCAAAAATGAGTTAGAAGATCTTTCTAATGTTAAAGATGTTCGTGCAGATGATAAACTTAGACAAATTACTAAGGATTTAAGAAATGTATTTAATATGCTTAGAACCCATATTAGGAGAAGATACCCTGAACATTATGATCTTATTAAAAAACAAATTGATGAAACTTCAATGACCGGGGGAACAGGTACTGCTACTGCAGGTAAAGGGGCTCAATATGCATCTCCTTATGCATATAAACTCGTTCCTAAAAAAGTAAAGGGTAGTGGATTAGAAGTAAAACAGTTATGGGAAGATGATGAACAGGAAGAAAAAGATTATACTACATTCCAACAAAAAAGAATTACTGACTTTAAAGCGATTGAGACAGAATTAAACCATATTTATAAATTGATATCGGTTGCTGAAGGTGAAACAATTAGACATTATCAGGAAAATCCTGGTTCATATAAGGTATTAAAAGCAACAGATTTAATACTTGATTATTTGAAGGATATTAAAAAATTATTGAAATGAAAAAAAGCCAATTAAGACATCTTATAAGGGAAGAAATTAAGAATATAAATGAATCCTTCAGCACAAGTGATTCTGCAGAAACAATATTCCAAGATATTGATAAGAAATATGATTATCTACAACTAAATGCAGAAACATTCCCTAAAATCCACAAGGCATTATTAGCTACTGGGGATGATATATTTCCTAGATTCAAAGATATTACAAGATCAAGAAAATATAATAGGAAACTTGAAAAAAGTTGGACATCTGTTTGGAAAGATACCCGATTTTATTTTGAAGGTGATAAAATAGTTTCAATATTAAATAGACAACCCAACAGAAAAAATTATACTACTTGGGAATATAATGATGGTGAATGGCTTAGAAGTAATAGTGCACAAGAAGACCATTTCATGGGAAAATACTCAGATAACTTCAAAGAGGGTATCTATATTATTTATGATTATAGAGACCATGATATGGGATTTGGAAAAGGTACCACTCAAGCATATGTTAGAGCTAGAAATGAATCTGAGGCCTTCCAAAAAGGTAAGGCCATTAATAAACGGGTACAAAAAGGATATAGTGGTATCGATAGATTATCAGAAGAAGAGTTCCAAAAAGAAATTTCAAATACAAAGGGAAAAATATCCTATTATACAAAATTATTAAAACAATTAAGTAGTGTATGATGAAAAAGTCTCAACTTAGACAAATTATAAGGGAACAAATTCAAAGGTTGAATGAAACCCCTAAAGAATTCTCTGAATTAAAAGAAGGCGATAAATTAAAATTAACCCAAAGGTTAAATTTAAATAAAGACCGTACTAATATTATGGAGAAGGGAACTTATGTAGTAGATTCTATATCTGTAAAACTTAGAACCAAAAAGAAAGAGGTAGGACAATATTTTAATTATACTATCCCAATGACACAATGGGATGAAATAAAATCTCATTTTAAATGAAAAAATCAGAATTAAGAAAACTCATCAGGGAGGAAATAATTAGAGAGGGTTTCCAAGGAGACGAACCTACGGGTGATGGTTTGTCTGGATTTAGAGGTGGAGATAGTGAACCCCCTTATAGAAATATGGGTAAAAAATGGAGAGACAACTCTTCAGATAAATTTGAAGGTGAACCAATGTTTACTCTAAACGATATAAGAAAGGCATTTGAGGCCGGTATAAAAGGTTCCCGAAATTATCATGGTTTTGGTGCTGCTTGGGGTAAATATAAAAATAAAATTTTAAAAAATAGATAATGAAACGAGCAACATTACAAGATCAATATAACCTTATTAGTGAAGGTCAAGGGCATAAAGGAGTATTCCTTAATGATGCTAAACGTATGTTCCCTCAATATATTCTTAACCAATCCAATTATGAACAAACTGTTCAAATACTGAAAGAAAAGAATATTCTTAAAGAAAATATCCAAGTAGTAACAGGTTCAGATAAACAACCTGATTGGTTTAAGATATTTGAGGATAATATCAAAAACATTAAGGTTGAAAGTAAGAAAGTTGATAAGGAAGTTGAAGAATTAGAAACAAAAGGCTTTGACTATAAAGATCCTAAAAATCTTGACAATCAAATTGGTCAAGAGGTATTACAAGGTTTATATTGTGAATTAAAGAATGACCCTGAATTAGAATTAGAAAAAGCTAAAGATAAAGTAGCAAAAAATCTAACCAAAAACCCATTATATTATGTTGAAAATGGACAATTTGGAGTAGAAGGATTAGGGTATGTAACTGAACATCCTGGATTAGGAGAACCTAAAGAACCAAAAGGTAAACATAAATCAAGTGGATATGGTGATATTCCTAAAGAGATGAAGGGTAATGTTAATAAATCCGGGCTTATCAATGAATCTAAAAAAAAATCTAAAAAAAAATCTAATATGAAAGAACAAAAACTACGTAAAATTGTTAGATCCATTATTAAGGAAGAAATGGAGGGGGAAACATTATTAAATAAAGCTAATGAATTGGTAGCTACTCATGGTGATATGGTTCCTGATGACTTAGTTACTTATATGAAAGATGATTGGAATATAGTAATTTCAAGAAAAGAAGCGCATGAATTAATCGACCAATTAGAAAATTCCAATCACCCCTATTATAGCTGGCCCGAGGGTGATTATGATTATGAAGATGATCCAGAAGCCCGTTATTTCCGTAATATGGAAACTAATGCAGAGAGATTTTCAGGCTATGGTGAAGATTATTAATTAAAATATATGTCCATTAACAAATCATTACTTGTAGAAACTATTGATTTCAAACCTCTCAAAAATGAGGGTAATATATCACCCACAGGTCATACAATCATGACTGGGGTGCTAGCAACCTGTGAGGTAAAAAATGGTAATGGTAGATATTATTCACGTGATTTATGGGAACGTGAAATAGATGGGTATCAACAAATCATAAAGGAAAATAGAGCATCAGGTGAATTAGATCATCCTGACTCACAAGTTATTAATTTAAAAAATGTATCCCATAAAATAGTTAAATGTTGGTGGGATGGAGATGATGTAATAGGTAATATTAAAATCCTCCATGATACACCAACAACAAAAGGTACCCCATCAGGTAACATTCTTCAAGCTTTAATTGAAAACGAAGTATTATGTGGTGTTTCTTCACGTGGTATGGGTTCACTTGAAGAAAGAGGTGATATATTAGAAGTACAAGATGACTTTGAATTATTATGTTGGGACTTTGTTTCAACACCTTCCAATCCAGGATCATATATGAATTTAGTAAAAGAAGGTAAAAACCCTTCATCTCCTATTGAATATGGTAAAATAAATTCAATAGTAAGAGAAATCCTTTGCAGTCAAGGTCAATGTCCTATTGACTAGAATCGCATTTTGATTCTTTTCCATATACCTATAATCGTAAATATGCCTTGATCTCAATAAGGCATTACATTTTTTTCAACCCACCATTACGTTTCCAATAAACGTATTTCCAAATTAAATTTTAGGACAAATGAATAGACAACTATTTAAAGATGCTATTGCTGATGCAAAAGCCGTTAAAGAATCCGCCATTTTAAATGCGAAGGATGCTCTACAAGAATCATTTTCCCCCCACTTGAAGGAAGTTTTAGCCCAAAAGATTAGGGAAATGGAAGAAGAAGATCTTGAAGAAAGTTTTACAGAAAGTGTTGACGAAGAAGATGCAAGTTGTACTGAATCTGAGGAATTTGACTTAGATGAAATACTTAATGAGGTAGATGACGATGATGATAAGGACGATAAGGATGATAAGGATGATAAAGATTCCAAACCCACCAAAGATTCTAAAGATTCTAAAGATGATGAAGAAGAAACATTGGACTTAGAAAACATGACTGAAACCGAATTAGAAAAATTTGTAGAAGATGTTATTACAGATATGGTAACTGCTGGTGAATTAGAAGCAGGAGCAGGTTCAGAAGAAGGAATTGAAGGAGAAGAAGATTTTGACATGGGTATTCCAGGTGAAGATGAAACAGGAGATTATAGTTTCGACCTTGATGCAATTGAGGACGATGAAGGTGAAGTTGAAGAATCAACAAACCGCAGATCTTTCCAAGAAAATCGTAGCCGAAGGAGAAAAAGATCCATTCGCGAATCTAAATTCCGTAAAAGACCAACTAAAAGAACCTTTAGTAGATCAAAACCTACTAATACTCGTAAATCTAATGAATTAAGAGAAGCTGTACAAGTTATTAAAAAGTTGAAAGGTGAAATTAACGAAGTTAATTTACTTAATGCTAAGTTGTTATATACAAACAAGCTTTTTAAAGCTAACAAGAGTTTGACAGAATCACAAAAGGTGGCAATTGTTGAAGCACTTGACAAAGCAACAACTCCAAAAGAGTCTAAATTGATTTATGAAACATTCTTAACTAAGATGAAAACTAAGTCTAAGAAAAAATCATTTATCAAGGAAAACTTAGGATTTGCTTCTAAACCAAGTACTGGTCTTGTAACAAAGAAACAATCCCAAATTGTTGATCCTCAAATTGCTAGATGGCAAAAATTAGCAGGTATTAATTAACAAAATTTTTTAACAAAACGACTAAATTTAAAAACTTATGAGTCAATTACAATCATTACTCGAAAGTGCAAATAACTATAAAACGGTTCAAAGTGATGCCGCTAAGTTAGCACGAAAATGGGCTCGCACGGGTTTGTTAGAAGGATTATCAGATGAAACAGACAGAAGTAATATGTCTATGATACTTGAAAATCAAGCTAAACAACTTGTGACTGAAGCCTCATCAACTGGTGGAGGAGTAGCTGGATCTACTTTTTCTACGGGTACGGGTGAGCAATGGGCTGGTATAGCACTTCCTATGGTACGTAAAGTCTTTGGACAAATTGCGGCTAAAGAATTTGTTTCTGTACAACCTATGAATCTCCCATCAGGTCTTGTATTCTTCTTGGATTTCCAATATGGAACTACAAAATCTCCTTTCACATCCGGTAAATCAATGTATGGTACTAGTTCCGCAACTGAAGAACCATTTGGTAATAATACTACTAATGGGCTTTATGGTGCTGGTAGGTATGGATACTCAACAAACCAATCTTCATCTATTCAATCCTTAACTACAACAGGTTCTGCAGCTTGGTCAGATTTGGATTTTGATTCTACATATTCAGCTTCTGCTACAGGAGATGAATGGAAAACTGTAACTATTGCAACTTCAACAATAGATAAGTATGATCCTGAAGCAATCCGTTCTTTCAGATTGTTCTCAGCTTCTGTAGATATTACATATCCTGCTTGGACCCATAAATCAGGTGCAAATCTTGTGTTTATTTGTACAGGAAGTGCGGTTACAACTGGGTCTTTCACTCCAACTGTTTCTTATTCATTAGCTCCTACTGATGACCGTAGAGGTGATTTTGAAAGTGGAAACACTATGTTGAATGGTAATAACACTACTATTACAATCCCTGAAATCAATGTTCAAATGGAAAGTTCAGCTATCGTGGCTAAAACCAAGAAACTGAAAGCTGTTTGGACTCCTGAATTTGCACAGGACTTGAATGCATATCAAAACTTAGATGCTGAAGCTGAATTAACTGCCGTAATGTCTGAATATATCTCATTAGAGATTGATTTGGAAATCTTGGATATGTTGATTGAATCAGCTGCTGCTGGAACTGAGGTTTGGAGTGCGGTGAACAACCGTTCATTCACTGCAACAACAGGTGATGGTACAACTACTAATTTAGGATTTTATAATACACAAGGTCAATGGTTCCAAACTTTGGGTACTAAAATTAGTAAATTAAGTAATGCAATCCACCAACGAACACTTCGTGGGGGTGCTAATTTCTTAGTATGTAGCCCAACTGTAGCAACCATAATCGAATCGATTCCTGGTTTTGCCTCTAATTCAACAGGGGATGCGGCTAAAATGAAATATGCATTTGGTGTACAAAAAGCAGGTTCAATGAACAGTCAATATGATGTTTACAAAAACCCATATATGACTGAAAATCAAATCTTGCTTGGATTCCGTGGAAGTCAATTCTTGGAAGCTGGTGCTGTATTTGCCCCATATATTCCATTGATTATGACTCCATTAATCTACGATCCAGATTCATTGGTACCACGTAAAGGTCTTATCACAAGATATGCCAAGAAAATGGTACGTCCCGAGTTTTATGGGATAATCCAGGTAGAAGGATTAAATACACTCTAGTTTAGAGTCACTATAATCTTGCTAAGGGATGCTCTTAAACGGGCATCCCTTTTTTGTATTTATCATTGAACATTGTTATATTGATATGGAAAATGCAAAAAAGCGTAAACCCAAAACCCAAGTCAAATTTAAAATCCAACTTAATGAAGAACAAAAGATAGCAAAGAGCCAAATATTAGATAATACAATTACTTTATTAGCAGGTGCTGCCGGGTCAGGTAAAACCTTATTAGCATGTCAAATTGCTTTAGATGGGTTCTTCACAAGACAATATAATAAAATTATAATAACTCGTCCTACTGTATCTAAGGAAGAAATAGGTTTTCTACCAGGTGATCTTAGAGAAAAAATGGATCCTTGGGTTCAACCTATATACCAAAACATGTATACCCTTTATGATAAGGAGAAAATACTAAAAATGGTAGAAGATGATAATATAGAAATAGTACCAGTATCCTTCATGCGTGGTCGTACTTTTTGTAATAGTCTTGTAATTGTAGATGAAGCACAAAATGTAACTCACGAACAAATGGAAATGATTGCAACAAGGATTGGTATAGGTTCAAAAATGATTATATGTGGGGATGATCATCAAGTAGATTTAAAATCTAAAAGAGAATCTGGTTTTAAATTTTTATATAAATCATCTCATAAAGTAAAAGACATGATTGGTATTACATTACATAAAAACCATCGTAATCCAATTGTTGAAGATCTATTGAAGATATATGAGGAATTTGAGGAGACCAGGTCTTAATAATTAATTTAATATTTATAACAAAACCCACAATGAAGAAATCCGAACTTAGACAAATTATTAGAGAAGAAATTCAAAAAGAAAATTTTATTAAAAATTTATTTAAATCCAAGGAAGAAAAGGATTGGGATAAATTCGCAAAAAAATATAACTTAAGTAAGGAAGATTTAGATGGTTTAGCTTATAATATAGGGTATGGGATTTTTGGTAATTTAAAAAAACAACCCCCTCAGGATATTATTGCAAAATCCAAAACTAATACCTCTATTGGTCCTGCTTTTAAAAAAATCGGAATTGATATTAATATATAATGGCTGATCTTATTATAACTGTAAAAGAATCTATAACTTTACCTAACGGTAACTCGGTAAAGACCACTAATGCAAAAACCATTAGTAATATTAATCAAATTACACAAAGGGTAGATACTATTTCAACTACATTTAGTGGTAGTGGGGTTGAAGTTTTTAAATTTGTTGATTCAGAAAGCGAACAAATCGCAGGTTCATTTGTTAAGGATGATGTAAAATATATTAGAATAACTAATTTAGATGATACTAATAGTATAACCCTATATATTCTTCAAACCGATCAAGAAAGTGTTTTATTTGATTTAGAACCCGGTAAAACTATGATGTTTGGAAATGCTACTTTTAATGCATCATCAACCGGTGATTATGCAGATGAAAGCTATGTTGATGAAACATATTATTCATCTTTTACTAATTTTGACACTATAAAAGCAAAAGCAATTACCGATGATATTTCTATTGAATGTCTCGTTGCATCTACTTAAAAAACATTATTATAAATAAAACAATCAAATGGCAATAACATATAGATCAGTAAAAGGGTCCGCACTCACAATAACCGAGTTAGATAATAACTTTAGACATTTTACGGGTTCCCATTCTATAACCGGTTCATTAATAGTCTCTGGCTCATCAGTAGATTTTACAGGAGCAACGGGAGTTAGTGGTTCTTTTTCAGGTTCCTTTACTGGGGATGGTAGCGGTTTAACAGGTATAACTTCAACCCCTACTGCAGGAACAGTTTCAAGTTCTGCACAAATTACAACCTTAGGGTTTGTTACACATAGTGCACTTGCTCCTTTCCTTACAAATTCGTCTACTTCCTCTTTGGGTACTTTAACAACCGCCAACTTCACAGGTTCATTTACAGGTTCCTTTACCGGGGATGGTAGCGGTTTAACAGGTGTAACATCTACCCCTACTGCAGGAACAGTTTCAAGTTCTGCACAAATTACAACCTTAGGGTTTGTAACAAGTAGTGCCACATCTTCTTTCTTAACAAATTCTTCCACTTCCTCATTTGGTGATTTAACAAACGCCAACTTTACAGGTTCCTTTACAGGTTCCTTTACTGGGGATGGTAGCGGTTTAACAGGTATTACTACTGAATGGGATGGTACTCATACAGGAAATGCTACATTTTCGGGTTCTGCATCAAATACTTTCATAGTATCAGGTTCAACAATAGATTTTACAAATACTACTGCAATTAGTGGAAGTACATTTAGTGGTAGTTTTGTCGGAGATGGTAGTAATTTAACAGGTATAACTTCAACCCCTACTGCAGGAACAGTTTCAAGTTCTGCACAAATTACAACCTTAGGATTTGTTACAAGTAGTGCTACTGCTTCATTCCTTACAAATTCTTCTACTTCTTCTTTTGGTACCCTAACTACAGCTAATTTCACAGGTTCCTTTACAGGTTCCTTTACTGGAGATGGTAGCGGTTTAACAGGTCTATCGACTGATAGTCTTTGGACAGGAAGTAACGGAGATATATCAAGAAATTCAAATGTAGTAATTACTGGTTCACTTAGTCAAGGTTTGGGCAACGTTGCTTCAGGCACTGATTCTCATGCTGAAGGGAGCTCTTCAGTTGCTTCATCGGATTATTCCCATGCTGAAGGATATTTCTGTAACACCAGTGTTGGGGCTAATTTTGCCCACGCTGAAGGATATAATTCATTCGCGTTTGGCATTTCTTCACATGCTGAAGGCGTAACTACCGAGGCTATTGGTAATTATTCACATGCCGAAGGGGGTAGTACATGGGCTGTAGGTGAATGTTCTCATGCTCAAGGTTTTTGGACAGTAGCATCAGGTGCATACCAAAATGTTATGGGACAACATAATACCCAGGGCAATGATACCCAAGCTGCAGTAATAATTGGAGATGGGGTGGATGATAGTAATAGACATGACCTTGCAATATTCCAAACCCAAAGTATAACCTTTAATGCAAATATTACAATGAGTGGACTTCCAACCACAGAACCAACCACCACCGGTTCACTCTGGATATCAGGTAGTAGCACTGCTTCCCCAAATTCAGGGTATTTAATGATATTTAACCCATAATAATTTAACATTTATTAATAAAAAATAACAAATGGCATTAACATTTAGAGGCATAAAGGGAACAGCCCTTACAATAAACGAGTTAGATAATAACTTTAGACATTTTACGGGCTCACACCATGTAAGTGGGACTATTAATATAAGTGGGATGATAATAACAGGAAGTTACCAGGGTACTGGTTCCTTCGCCCACACAGGATCATTAACCTTAGCAGGTCCTCTTAATGTTACTGAAGGAGGAATATCTGGTTCATTCACAGGATCATATTCGGGGTCATTTATAGGATATAGGTGGTTT